AAAAATTGCCGGGATGGGTAAAAAATGATAAAGATGGCGGGAAGTTACCGGACGAGGAAGGTGAATATCTTATTATGTGGGGAAAGTATATGGATATTGCAGTATATGTTTCTAGTGCTGGACCTCACTGGTTTTTAAAGAATGAAAGAAAATGGTTGCATACTAAAGCTATTGATTATTGGCTTGCGATACCAAAAATGGAAGGGGGGTATAGAATAGATTATGACAAATTGCCGCTGAGGTTAAAATTAAAGATTTTTGACGAATGGGTGAAGGCATTTAAAGATTTGGGAATTGTACGGCGAGAAGTTGCGGATGCTATCGCTGAATTAACAGTTGAAAATTGGTACAAAGACCAGATGAAAGATAGTGAAATTGTAATAACAGAATAATGAAATGATGGGGGGATAGTTATGAAACAAGAGCGCACAAAAGAAAAATGTACAGAAAAATTGTGTAAACATTGCGGTAAATATAAAGACATTTCAGAGTTTGGCGTTGATAAAACAAGAAAGGATGGACTAAATGTATATTGCAAAGAATGTAAACATTGGTATAACAGGGAAACACGGCACAGGTCACTTGGTATGGGCAGGTGGAATCCATTTAAAGTAATCGATGAGGAAGAGTTTTACTTGAACTGGCAGACATTGAAAGATGGAGTAAAAAATTGGGCGACAGGGGCATGTACAAGGACACGTACAAGTAAAGGGGGTATATTATGACACCGTTAAAAATCATGATAAAGTTATATATGATAGGTGAGCCGATAACAGCATGGGGCTGTCTGCTGATATCAGTATTGGGGATATTTATATCTTTTTTGATGAGTCGGAAGGTGCATGAGAATACTCCACATTTTGATCTGAGAAGGCAGTGCAGTTAATACAAGAAGCATATAAGTTACCGTATCTGTTTAAGTAATGGGGGAAAAATGGGGAAATATGAATGAGCATGAAACCGGATAAAAGTTTTTGGCTGAAGGTTAAGGTGGCAAGGTTGAGAAATATAGCCGATATCAATGAACCGTGGGCGGAGAGAGAACGACAACAGCTATTCAAAGATATCGCAGAGCTCAAAAAGGAATTGAAACTCAAGTATGTGCAGAAAGTGATATTTGAAGGTGGGAAATGATTTATTATCTGGATTTGTTCGCAGGAATAGGCGGTTTTGCCCTTGGTGCTTATTGGTCAGGGCTGAGATTTGAAAAGCATTACTTCTCAGAGGTTGATCCGTATTGTGTGAAATTGTATCAGATACGTTTTCCCGAAGCAATCTTTCTTGGTGATATCAGAAAAATAGATACCTCTACGCTTCCGACAGGACAATGGATTATCACGGGCGGTTTTCCTTGTCAGGATATCTCAATTGCTGGAAAAGGAAAGGGGATTGAGGGTGAAAGGTCAAATCTTTGGTTTGAAATGTGGCGCATTATTAGGGACTTACGACCCCAATACACAATTATTGAGAACGTTGGAGCGATTACTTTTCGAGGACTCGACCGAATACTTGGTTCGCTTGCCGAAATCGGGTATGATGCGGAATGGCAAGATATACGAGCAAGCGACGTGGGTGCACCGCACAAAAGGGAAAGAATATGGATTGTTGCCTACCCCTCAAAGCAGGGACTACAGGAGCGGGAAAAGGATAAAAAGCAAAAGCCCATATTATATGCTAAACGAAGAGGTATTGAAATTCCCGACACCACAAAGCAGGGATTGGCCCTGGGTGGTTCCTTGAACCCGACGTGGGTAGATTGGTTGATGGGTTATCCACTGTTTTGGACTGCAATATAAGGAGATATGGACATGAATATAGCAACGATAAGGAAACGCTCACAGAGATTGATAGATACCGAAGGAAAGTCTTGCGAGGAATGTGGAAAAAAAGGCAAGCTACACCGACACCATATAAAGATGGAAGAGAATTCTGTTATTCTCTTGTGTCCCCAATGTCATACGAAATATCACATGAAGAATGGTACTTGGGGCAAAGGATTGCGGAAAACCAAGAATTGCGTGATATGTGGAAGAGAATTTGTACCGAACCATTCCAAGAAACACAAGACATGCAGTGGAAGATGCTTGAGCGAATTAGGGAGATTGAACGCACTAAAAAGATGGCAGAAAACAGAGCAAACAGACTCAAAGCTCTCGGAAATAGCATTGTCCCTCAGATAGCAGAGCTATTGTTTAGACAAATTGGAGAAAGGTAGAATCAACAGAATAGAGGAGGGAAAGGATGAAAGAAAATAATACTGATAGCACGGATAAGCGTAATGTACCCTTTTGTCCGTTGTTGTCCATTGGTAATGAGACGCTTCAGCCTTGTAGAATGCAAGACTGCGCATGGTGGTTGGGATATCTATTCGATAATCTATATAAACCTTACCAAGGGTGCGCTTTACAGATTTTGTCCCGGTACATCGTGACGAGAAAGTAATCTATGCTTTGATATTTGGAGAAAGGTGATGGAGCCGTATTTTGAGACAAAACTCGGTAAATTGTATCATGGTGACTGTTTAGAAGTCATGAAGGAAATGGCGGATAATAGTGTTGAAGTAATATTGACCGACCCGCCTTATGGAATAGGTTTCAAATATGGAACTAGAGAAAAAACAAATAACCCCATTGATTATTTTGAATATATTAAACCCATTTTTATTGAAATGAAGAGAATAGGCACGGAATGTATTATAATGGCGCAAACAACAAAATATATGCGTTATTTTTGGCAATGGTACGGCGAGGATATAAGAATATATATTGCATGTAAAAACTTCGTTCAATTAAAAAATACATTTATGAATTATGCTTATGACCCATGGGTGTTTTATTTTATAAATAAAGATATAAAGAGAATAAATAAACCGATGAGAAATGTAGATCACATTATATGTGATACTGCGAGGCTTAGAAATAAAAAGAATATAGAAAGAGACCACCCTACACCAAAACCAGTATCTTTAATATTATCATTATTAAATAATTATACAAATAAAAATGATATAATATGCGACCCTTTTTTTGGTTCTGGTACTACTGCTATTGCCTGTGAAAGATTAAACCGCCGATGGATAGGAATTGAGATATCAAAAGAATATTGCGATATTGCGGTAAAGCGCATTAGGCGAGAAGTGGCGCAATACAAATTGGAGTTAACATAGAGGAGGTAAAAAGATGAATGAACGTCCTATTATTTTCAGCAGTGAAATGGTGCGAGCTATAATTGATGGAAAGAAAACGCAATACAAACTGGAGTTAAATATATGAACAATATAAACAAAAAAAGGTGTTTTTGTTATACATGCGGTCGGTATTTTAATTATATGGGCATTGCTCGTCATAGATCAATGCACAGAGATAAAAAAGAAGACTGCAAAATAAGATACACAAATGGAGACGTTTTTTTGTATGCGTTTTCTGATAGAAAAGAAAATGATAATACAGAGGCACAGTATAAGTTAGGGATAATATGAGAGCTACTAAACATACAGGCTGGTTTATCTGCCCGATTTGTGGCGGTGAATATGATAGAGGATACAAGGTCGATTTTAACGATGGTACACGCCAGCCGATATGTGAGCAATGTTACAGAAGGCGAACTAAAAACAAAATTAATAGAGGGGGATGGAAAAAATGAAAAGACCTACTGCGGAATATAGCAAGGCTTTAACATGGAGTGATGACAACCCGGATACAAAGTTGCCGAAGATGGTACTATACATAAACTATAGAGGGGGGAGGAAAAAAATGAAACAGTCTGAGAAGTATGACCTACTACAGTATGCGCTATGGTGTCTTGTATATCATTCTCATGATAATTATGTTTATGGATTAGAGCCTGATAGAAAATATAGTTTTGGCTCTCACCATGCAACTGGAGCAGACCTGATCGATATGTGGAACAAATTACTCTGGTTTCGTGATGAAGCATGTAACCGGGAAAAATTAGAAGAAGGAGGACAGGATGAGTAAACAAGAAAAAGAAAAGAAGGTTTGTCCGATGTTTTCAACTAATTCGGAATTATATGACCATTACTGTATCGAGAACGATTGCGCTTGGTGGATGGGATATAAAGACAAAAATGGCAATGATCAAGGTCAGTATTGTGCAATATTGTCTATTGCCGGTTCGCTCGAAATTATGGAGGAAAGGTAATGAGTGATAATACGGTGACGATCATGAAATGTCCGAAATGCGGAAGTGGAGAGATTTATGTAAAGTCAAAACTTGCTAACGATAATATGAATTCATCAATGGATGAATTTGTCTATTATTGCAAAGATTGCAACTTTGCATGGACTATTAGAAATTATCTAAAAAAGAATGCGGGGAAATGACTAGATTATAAAGAGCGACAGTGACCGATTACCTCGTTGTACGCTATCGGGACTGGCTTGTATCAAACCTTGGAAAAGCGAAACACGTATTGCAGGTTCGAATCCTGCCTGTCGCAAAGCTCATCTGCCATGTGCAGAAAGAGCTCGGGGTTCGTTAGATGTAACGGACGCTGGTGGCTTTTGCGGGATGTGCCGATAAACACCCTGCTAAACGTCCTTCTGTGCTGATAAGTACCCCTGGGTACTCCCGCAATTAAGGGTAGGTACAGGAGTCAAGCCCCACGTGGCTCAATGCCGAGGGAAGCGAAAGCAAGGAATCGGTACGGCACGGGTTATTGTACGGTCTGCTCGGTCACGTATACAAAATCGTGTGTGAGTAGTGCGGTGACGGCACGAATCTCACCGTGGGGCTTATTTTTTAATGGAGGATATAAAAAATGAGAATATTAATTAACATTACAATTGAAAGCGATGAAGGAAGAAAAATTAAGGAAGATAACTATTTATTGCCTGGATACGATAGCTATGACATACAAAGAATGATTTTAGACCGAAGCAATGTAAGAGATATATATGAATTTAAACTTATTTAAGAAAAGAAAAAAAATCGTACAAAGAATAAAATAGCAAGAAAAAATAGAAAGATTAATAGGAGGGATGAAATGGAAGAATATAAGTTTCGGGCATGGGATGGTAAGAAAATATGGTATCAAGATCATTTACAGTATTGGGCTTTTGAAGATGATAAGGTAAAACTTTATCAATACTATTTGAATATGGCCGGACATGAAATTTTAATAAATAGTGAAAAAGATAATGATTTTGATTTGATGCAATATACGGGCTTGCATGATAAAAACGGCAAAGAGATATACGAAGGGGATGTATTAGAATTAAATTTGGGGGAAGATACAGAAAAAGTAAGAGCTGTTGTGCGATTTGAGTATTCAGAGTTTTTGCCCAAATGGATAGGTGATGATAGAGCAAGTGTAATCGGTAATATATACGAGAATCCAATATCAAATTGCTTCACTTTCTAAATCGGATGATGAATTCGGGGATGCCGAAACACACGAATATTGGATACCGAAAGATACAGAAGTCCGATTAAGGAAAAAATTTAGAAGAAAAGTAAAGCATATGCGGTTTAAACTGTGGTGGAAATTACAAAAGCAATCATGGAGCTATTTAATATACGGCTATGGTTGGAGGCAAAAATGAAAAAGAAAGTGACAGAGAGGAAGCAAGGCGAATAATAGAGATTATAAATAAAAATAAATAACAGGATTAACACGGGGGCATAAGAAATGGAAATTAACTTAATTGTATGTTGTCCTGAATGTGATAGAGAAATCAGTCATAGTGTTTTAGATTTATCAGAAGATGAAATTCCCAAAATAGATGTTATGCAATTGGAGCAAATTAATTGGTATTGCCCGGATTGTAAAATTAATTGGCGCATAATTATTTGATGTAGTAGTAGCGTACTCAAAGCCCGCTGCCTGTTATTGACAGCGGGCTATTATTAACGGTTAATCTACACAATTAAAAAAATTGTTGCTATAATTATTATATTGTTATATACTAATAGTAGTATCAGTAAAACAATTAAGAAACAGTATGAAACAAACAAGGTTGTAACATGCCGAGACAGTTTGTAAAAGGTGACCCTCGAATTAACCGTAAAGGTAGACCTAAAAAAGAGTTTACAATAACCGACAAGATACGACAGATAATCCAAGAAAAAGACCCACAACTGAAAAAGACCTACCTTGAGATTTTTGCTGATACCGTAATTAAGCGGGCAATTAAAGGTGATCCTACTTGCGTAAAGTTAGTAATGCAGTATATCGATGGTATGCCTACTCAAAGAATAGAAATTAATGATAAACTTGAGGAAGCGATTGAAGCGTTTAGGAATATTAAATAAAGAATAGATTGATGTGGATTATACAGAAAAGCAGAAAGAAATCATCCGGTATGAGAACAGGCACAGGCCGCTTATTACAATATGTGAGGGTGCGGTACGATCTGGAAAGACAATTATCAATATCGACCTGTTTAATATACATATAGCCGAAAAACGATACAAACATGTTGATTATATTATCACCGGTTATACGATAGGATCAATCGAAAGAAACGTTATAAAGCCGTGGTCGGAAAGATGGGGGATAAGACTAAGGTTAGATCAGCACAACAGGTTCGAGCTGTATGGCAATAGAGTAAATTGTTTTGGTGCTGATAAAGGCGATAGTTACAAACACATGACAGGGTTAACCTCGTATGGATGGTATGGTACTGAGGTAACACTACAGAACTCGAATACGATAAATGAAGCGTTTGACAGGACGAGCGGTGATGGGTATAGAATATTCTGGGATATGAACCCAGATTACCCGGAACATCCGATAAAGATAAATTATATCAATCGGTCGGGTGAGGAACTACAAACCGGTCGGGAACGAATAAAGGCATGGCATTTTCAGTTAGAGGACAACACATTTCTAACTGAGGAATATATCGAGAATCTTAAAAAGTCGACACCAAGCGGTGTATGGTATGACCGGAGAATCAAAGGGTTATGGGTTGCCGCTGAAGGGCTAGTATATGAGGATTGGAACCCCGAGGTACATATTGTCGAGCCTTTTAAAATACCCGATGAATGGCAACGGGTAATAGGTATTGACTGGGGGTACACGAATCCGTTTGTTGCATTATGGGGTGCTGTTGATCCTGATGGTAGATTATACATCTACCGGGAGTATTACAAAAATCAGGTATTGATCAGGGAACATGCAAAGAAGTTACACAGGATGGCGTACCAGGATGGCTGGAAGGATGAGAAAGGAAAACATCCACGAGAATACATATTCAATGTTGCTGACCACGATGCGCAGGATAATGCGGAGTTGAAGAAATACGGGATAAACACAAGGCCGGCGCAGAAGGATGTACAAATTGGTATACAGAAGGTAGCGGAAAGATTAAAGGTTCGGAAGGATGGGAAACCCCGATTAATGATTTTCCGGGATTGTGTTAATCTTAAAAGAGAAATGGGTATGTATCGGTGGACAGAGCGGAAAGAGGGAAAGCCTGTAAAAGAAGAACCATTAAAGGTTGATGACCACGGGCCCGATGCGTTAAGATACATGGTTATGGAGCTCGATAACGAGAGATCACATGGTATATATATCTAATTATAGCAAGGCGAGAATATGGGAATAAAAAATAGATTAATGACAATATTCAGAAGACAAGAAGGGAAACAAGAAAATGGGAAGGCTATAAAAGCTATTGGTGCAGGCTGGAATCAGGTAGCAACGGTTATGCCGCAGGGTGATAATTTTCTGCACTTCCTGAGTTTGGCGAGTGAAGAAGATTATCCGCAGTACATAAGAATACAAGACCCGTACCTTGATAATTCATGGGTATTTGCAGCAATACAGGTTATGGCAATTAACATGGCGCAGGTCCCCTTTAAACTGTACAATGGTGAGAATGAGATCGAGGAAAGCGGTCAATATATGTGGTTGTGGAGGCTTTTTAATAACGTTGCACCTTATTACAATCGATATGCTTTGATCGAGAGTATACCGTTGTGGTTGTCATTGAGGGGCGAAGTATTCTGGCGGATAATTCGTAGTGATCTAACTGGACGGACACCAACAAGAATCAGAATATTAGAACCTGATTATATGAGAGAAATAGTACGGGATGGTGAAATCGTACAGTGGGTGTATGAGCCTGTTAGAGGGAACAAAGATTTTATCGACCCTGTAGATATAATACAATTTAAATACTACAATCCGTATAATCGATTCAGGGGAATGTCACCATTAACGGCGGCAATGCTTGGGTTACATATCGATTATTCGGCCGCTGCTTTCAACTATTACTTCTTTAATAACCAGGCGACACCTGGTGGGGTGTTGACGACCCCATCGGAGACAATCACCGACAGAGAAAAAGATGCTATTGAATTACGGTGGAAAAAGAAACATCGAGGGTTGAAACGTACCGGGATAATGGCGGTGTTGAGCCATGGTGCGAAGTATGAACAAATCTCACTTGCACAGAAAGACATTGAGTATATCAATCAAAAGAAATGGGCGAGAGAAGAAGTATTTGCGGTGTTGATGGTTCCGCCGGCGTTATGTCAAGTGCTTGAGTATGCGTCGATAAAATCAAACATTAAAGAGCAGAGAATACAGCTGTACGAAAACAACCTCATACCAAAAATGAAAATGGTAGAGGATACATTAAGAACTGACTTTTTTGGCAGAGAAGGATTAACAGGAATCTCGGGACGATTCGACCTTGAGCAGGTCGAGGCATTAAAAGAAAACCTGACAGAGAAAATCAAACATGCCCGGTTATTGTGGCAGATGGGATTTACAGCGAACGAGATAAATGAACGATTACAGTTAGGATTTGAAGATAAACCGTGGCGGGATCAGTGGTGGACGACAGGAAACATGATGCCGGTATCAGGGGATGGTTCAGAAGCAATACAGATACAGCAAGGTAGTAGACAAAATAGCGAGAGCTCAGAAAAGCCGGAAAAACCGGAAAAAGTGAAAGAGGCCACGGAATCTAAGGACAAAACATTTGACAGGGAATATACAGAAGGCAAGAAGATATGGAAACGATTAATACGCAGGGTTACGCCGATTGAGAATGAATATGCGAAAAAATTACAGGAATATTTTTACAAAATAAGGCAGGATGTGTTAAGCAAGATACTCGGTGAAAAAAGTATTTTAAAAGGGAATACAAAAGCAAGCGGATATGATATAAATGAATTATTGTTTTCAACGGAATATGATGCTATAATACAAGAAATAAGCAGGGGTAGTTTTGAGAAAGCGTATGGTTTGGGAATTGAATCGGTTGGTATTGAAACGACATTCAGCCTTACAAATGTACGGGCAATGGATTCGTTGTCGAAAAGGATTAGGGCGATAAAAGAAATAAACGAAACGGTAAGGGAACAGTTGTTAACGACAATGCAACCTATACTGAAAGAAGGGTTGCGAGAAGGTTTGGCGTATGATACGGTTGCGGGGAAACTGGCAGAAGCGGCGAGAGGGGTATTGAATAATGCAAAGAACCGGGCAAAAACCATTGCCCGTACTGAGATAAACGGGGCTATGAACCAGGCAAGATACGATACGATGAAAGAAACAGGAATAGAAAAACACCGCTGGACAACGAGCCTTGATTCGAATGTACGTGATAGTCATATTATGCTTGAGGGGCAGGTGCGGTCGGTAGATGAGTATTTTGATAATGGGTTGCAATTTCCGCACGATCCGGCGGGTGATCCGGCAGAAGTTATTAATTGCAGGTGTATAGCAGTACCGGTTACAAATGAATAAAGAGAGAAAAAGGGGAAAAATAAAATGTCTAAAATAGAGAAAGCATTAGTTAAATGCGAGATTAAAAAAACAGGTGAGAACGAATATAACTTTGTGATGAGTGATGAGACCATTGACCGGGATGGTGAGATAATAAAAGTGGACGGGTGGGATGTTAAAAACTACAAGTCAAACAATATCCTATTGTGGGGACACAGGCACGATATTCCAGGAATTGGTGTTGTCGGGAAAGTGGTAAAAGAGGATGGAAAACTTGTTGCTAAAAAGGTTCGATTCGCTTCACCGGGTATATACGAACTTGCTGATACGATACATGGATTAGTAGATGATGGGGTCCTGAAAGCGGTATCTGTAGGGTATATGCCGATAGAGAGAGAATATCCCGAAATGGATGACGGCAAAAAAAAGAAACAACCGAGAGTAGTAACGAATAAGGCTGAACTTTACGAGTTATCTATTGTGAATGTCGGGGCGAATCCGAATGCACTGAGAACGGTAAAATCGGCAGAAACGAAAGCGGTAAAAGATTACAGTGGTGATCCGGCGCAATACCTGGTAGAGGTAATGAATAAGCGAGTGATAAGTTATGCGGGCGCTCACAGTGGGGGAACACCGAAAGCACCGAGAGATGCTGAATGGGACGCGGCGGCTGAAGTTTCAAAGGCCGATGTCGATGATCTTAAAATAATGTGTGCCTGGATGGATAGTGAAAATCCGGACATAAAATCAAGTTACAAGTTTCCACATCACAAAGCAAGCGGACAACATGCAGTTGTTTTTAGGGCCTGCGCGGCGGCTATTGCTGTTTTGAACGGCGCAAGAGGTGGAGCGAATATTCCAAGCGCTGACAGAAAAGGGGTATATAATCATGTAGCGAAACATATCAGGGATGATTTCGATGCTGAACCTGCACCATTGAAGAGCATAGAGGAAATCGAAAACGACCCGTATAATATTCTATTGAACGAAATCAATGTATTGAAAAATGAAATCAAGAATGGCATTGAAGAGTTGAAAGAAGTATTGAAAGATATGGAAATGAAATGGCAGAGTAGGCTTGAGAAGGGTAAGTATTATAGTATTCTGGCGGTGGATGATAAAACAGATAGTACATCCGACAAAGCTGCGGAAAAACAGAATAAAATAGGGTTATTGTTCAAAGAGCCTGCAACGCTAACGACAATCTTAAAAACAGGAGATGGTAAAAATGAGTGACTCAAATAAAAACATTTTCGCAATGAT